CAGGTACACCTTGTCCGTTTGAAGGTAAGATAGGCTCAGAAGCTATTTCCCAGTGGGAAAAGTATGATGTTGAAAGACCAGACTATGAAAAATACGTATCTAAATTAGAAACAAGGTCTAGAATAGATGCTGAACTGGAAGCTATAAGAATACAAAAAGAACAAGAAGAACTAGCTAAAAAGCTAGCTGAAGAGCAAGCAAAGTTAGAGACACTAAAAGAACAAGAAGAAGTAGATAATATAATTATTGAAACTGACTTAGTAACAGAAGAAAAAAAAATAATAAACGTACACGCTGAATGAGATATTTATACTACGGGATATGGCTTTCAATAGCTTTATCCTTTTTGTGCATCTACAATATAGGAAATGCACAGACAATGAACACCGGTAATATTCTTACCAATTCAACATTTGGAACTGGAGGAAATACTACTACAACTGGTTGGTCAACAGATGGCGACCACGGTATTCATACTCATGGTGCTTGGAATGGATTTCCATATCAAACAGGCATGGATGATACTGGTGGTGTACTAGCATTTGAAGGTCATACGGAAGATAATGTATATCAAGATGTAGATTTGGTTGGTGATGGCCACTTGACACAATCAGAAGTTAATCAAGGTTTTACATCAACCATGGCGGCAGATGTATGGTTTTGGAACAGTATTGAAAATACACTTACCCTTAAACAAACTGTTACGGGTTCGGATGGTTCAGTATCTACACAAGTTAGAGAGATAAATGACCACCACCCTAATAGGTCAATGAATGGCGGTACATTTACAAACTATACAAATGTTTATACTCAAGGCTCGAATACACAAACAGATTTTACAATAAGAGCAGAGCTGTACAATGAAACTGCAGGTACAACTTATGATAACTATCATCGTGGGCCAGATGTAGATAATGTTACATTAGATGTTACTTATACTTATATACCCCCTATAAGTGAAGAAACACAAGATGTTATAGACGACATCGATGGTGATATTACAGATATAGTAGAAAACATACCGGATGATTTTAATTGGTATGAAGAAGATTTACCTATATTTGAAATACCAGTAGAATTTGATGACACGTTTTATTTTGAAGATATAGAAACAGTTTATATAGATGAACTACCTTCAATAGAAGAATTTGATATGGGTGGTTTTGAAGAAATGCCGGAGATAGAAACGGTATTTTTTGAAGACGAGTTTATGATGGAGCCTCCACCAATGATGGTAGAGGAGGTATTCACAGAAGAATTTGAGGAGGACTTTACTGAATTTTTAGAAGAGACTGGCATGGAAGAAGAGTTCATGGAGTTTCTAGAAGATGAAGGCATAACAGCCGAAGAGTTTTTTGAAGAGATAACTGAGGAGGAGTTCAATGACGAACTTACTGAGGAATCTTTTGAAGAGTTTGAGGAACCACTGGAAAGTTTCGCAACGGAGGAAGAAGGCATTTCGAAGGTTGAGGAAGATGAGACAGAAACAGTGGAAGAAGTTACTGAAACAGAAACAGTAGAGGAAGAAAAACAAGTAGCAAAGAATGAAAGCACAGAAGAAGACAAATCCGATAGCAAAGACACTGAGGAGTCAGAGATACAAACAGAAGAGGGTGGAGAGCAAGAAGACATACAATCGGAAAAAGTGGACACCGAAGACGGGGTTGCTACAGATGTTGCAAACGTAGAAAAGAAATTAAATAAGAATTTAAAAATTATAGCTAAACAAATAGCAAAGGTTACAAAAGAAACAACTCAAAACTTAACAAAAGAGGATTTATTTTTTAAAGAAAATAACCTTGACGCTTACAAGCAGATAGCTTTTTATTCTGCTGAAGACATTTATGAAAATGCAAACGTAGGGTTATTTATACAAATTGATTTATCTTCCTACTCGGGAGATATATACGCAGGAGTCGCTTTAGATTCCTACACAAATAATGACCCTGTAGAAGTACACAGAGTCAAACTACTAAATATAACTAGTAAAAAAAATAAATTACTAGCTGAACTGGAGGCACTTAGACAATGAAGATAATTGAAAAACTTAGCACATATGCGGCACTATTGGGAGTGATTGGAGCTATAGGAGGAGGGTTCTATACATGGGGTCAATTCAACTCAAGACTTGACGCTATTGAGGCTACACCTCCAGTAAATTTAAAACCACTAAAAGAAAAAGACAAAGAATTAGAAAAGAAAATTGATGAAGCACTATTGTATGCAAATGAATACAAAGTAGATTTAATTGATAGAATTAAAAAGGTAGATGATAAAATTGTACCTACTGATTTAACTTTGGTGTTTAAAGAAATAGGTAAAATAAAAGAACAGATAGCTATGCTAGACATACCAGAGCCTTTTATTATACAACCTTTTATAGCACCAATTAATGAAACTATTAGGACATTAGAAAGTATAATATCAGAATTATCAAAACAAGTAGCAATTGCATTAAAAGAAAATGAAGTGCAAGATGTTATGATAGAAGAGTTAAAACTTAGCACTAATAACCCTCTAAGTAATTAGTGTTGAGTTTTATAGGGAGTGGTCGTTTAACAAGGAGAAACAATGACCCAAGAAAAAACAAATAACGTAGACCCTAAAATCTATGAAGAAGTCATAGGTAAAATTGCACAGCAACGTAATGATGCACACAATCGAGTAGCAACTTTAGAAATAGATGTTGCAAAACTAAAACAAGAAAACATGAGATTGAAAGCAACAATACAGGCTGAAAAGGAGTTTAAAAAGAAGGATAAGTAATGGCACAAGAACCAGTAACAGGCGGCACAGGATTACCGGAAGAAAGGTCTAAGTTACCTATTGTACAAACTGAACAACAAGCAGGAATTGCTGATACTCCTGCTACTCTTCCTACTGGCACAGAAGTAACACCAGATAAATTAGAAATAGGGGCAGATGAATTATTAACTACACCTGCACCTTTAACAGCTAAAGAACAAACTATAGCTACATCACCAACAACTAATTTAGATGTATCAGTTCCACAATCAAAAACAGCAACAACTTATACAGCATACACAGAACCGGGAACAGTTGAAGCTAATGCCGCAAGTGGCACACTAAATTCTCAAGCAATAATAGGTAACATTGAAGGTGCTGTATCTCAAGCATCGCAAGCATCTGTTGTTAATCAAGAGTTAGACCAACGTGCTACAGTAAAATATCAATTAGATAAATTATTTAGTGACTTCCAAGAAGGAACAGAACTACCTGCATGGGCATCACCTGCAGTTAGAAAAGTTACTGCTATAATGAATCAACGTGGTTTAGGTTCTTCTAGTATGGCATCAGCCGCTATTACACAAGCAATTATGGAATCTGGTGTTGCCATAGCCGCTAATGATGCAAAAATGTATGCGGCAATACAATTACAAAACTTAAAGAATGAACAGCAAACCACATTACAAAATGCATTAGCAGTAGCCGCAATGGACAGAGCTAATGTAAGTGCAAGAACAAATGCGGCTGTAACAAACGCACGTTCTTTTCTATCAATTGATTTAGCTAATTTAACAAACGAACAAAAAACTGCTGAGTTAAATTATCAAGGAACATTGCAAAAGATGTTTAAAGACCAATCAGAAATAAATGCATCTAGACAATTTAACGCAAAAGAACAAAATGACATAGATGAATTTTTTGATGAATTAGCAACACAAGTAGAAACAGCAAACGCTAACAGACAAGTAGCTAACGAACAGTTTAATGCCGACCAAAAAAATGCAATAACAAAATACTATGAATCACTAAATGATTCTCGTGATAAATTTAATTCTAATATGACTACACAGATAAATCAATCAAATGCTGTGTGGAGAAGAGAAATAAACACAGCTAACACTGCACTACAAAACGAAACAAATAGACTTAATGCAGGTAATTTATTAAACTTAACAACAAACGCACAAAATTATTTATGGCAAAGATACCGTGATGAAGCATCATGGTTAATGGCTAGCACAGAATCTGCAAAAGATAGAGCACATGCAGTTGCAATGTTTGCACAACAAGCAGAGTTTAATCAAGATACTTATGAAAAACAACAAAAAGACTTACTACTAACAGAACTTGGTATGACAGTTTTTGATTTAATATTTGGAGATAACTAATGAACTTTGTAAAAAAATTAAAAAATATAGTTAATGACATAATACCGAATGAAATAAAAAATAATGATTATGTAAAAGCGGCTTTATTAGCGGCGGGTGCTTATTATGGTTATGGTGCGGCTCCGCAATCTTTTAAAGATTTATTTAAACCCGGCCCAACTAGTCTTGTATCTAGAGGTAAAGGGTTTTTGTTTGGTGAGCCATCAAAAGTTTTATTACAAAGAAGTGATGTAATTCTTAGGTCAAAACCTACGAAAGGTAAAATAGGTAGTGGCGGTGTACCTTCTAGTCTTTTTGAAATTGGTAAAAAAGGTTATAGTCTATTTAAAAGTAGAGGGTCGGGAGAAATAAGTGATACAAAAAGAAAATCACAAGCACTTGTTCCAACTATTCAAACTGTAAATGTAAACCCAAATATAAATACTGGTGGTATAAATAAATATTCATCTGGTAAAGTAGGTATGGTAGGAATGACAGACGCAAGAGTAGAAATGGCATTAGCACAACTAGTAAATAGTAAAAACTTTTTACAAGCTATGAACGGAAACATACCAATGGATTTTATACAACCCGGTAGTCCTAGTGGCCCTACAGTATCAATTGGTAGTACAGGAGGCACTGACATAACATGAGTTTAAAAACAAAAGATTTTAGCGTAGACCAATTAAATGCACCTGTTCCGGGTCATTCATTAACAACAGCAGTAGGTAAGTGGCCGTGGGAAAGACCTGCTAGAGAGTCAGACCCAGAAAAAGTTGTATCTATGATAGTTGATAAATTAGAAAAACCTAGTGTGCAAGATAGATTAGCACGTCTTATGCTTACAGGTGTATCAGTACAAGAGATAACTAATACAATAGCACTTGGTGGTTTTACAAAAGGTGAATTCTCACCAGATGTTGCAGAATTAATAAAACCTGCAATTGTAATTTATGTAACAAAGATAGCACTTGATAAAGAGATACCAGTAAAAGTATTTAATAATGATGACAAACAAAATGAAGCTGATGATATTGAAATGCTAGATGCTATGAAAGAAAACAACCCGCAGGTGTTTAATAGAATAATGCAAATGAAAGATGAAGAGGATGCTATGCCACAAATAGAAAACAAAGAACCACAAGGTTTTTTAGATATAGATGATAGTGAGGTACAATCATGAGTATGAGTGTTCCATTTTTTACAGGGTTTCTTAGAAGACGTAGAGAAACAAAAGATTTTACAACACAAACTGAAGCTGATTTAATTAAAGCATTAGAGGTTCAAGAATCTGCAAATGCAAATGATTTAGATATACAGTATGCAAAAAACATAGGTGCAATACAAAAATCATTACTTGAAAGTTATGTTGAAAATCACGATAAAAATTTAAGTTTTGGTGGTAGTAATATTAGCACACAATTATTAGGTTTAGTACAAAATGGTACTTTAGATGGTAAAGATTTAGATGCAAATACTATAAATAGTTTAATACAACAACCTGTATTTAAATTTAAAAAACCAGATGATAAAAATCCTACTGAATTTTTATTTGATTTACAAACTCAATACGTAGAAAACAAAGCTAAGTTTAATGAATACTTTTCAGAAAACACCGATGACTTTGCATCACTAACAAGTGCTTTTATAACATCTATTGCTAATTATGATAAACAATTTAGAGTAGAAACAGATGCAGGAAGAATAACATTAAATCCTAATCTTGAATCACAATTTGCTAGTCTGTTAGAAATACCTCAATTTGCTAATGCACTTGATGTTTATCTAGGTCAAAAGAAGCAAGTGGAAATAGCAAAGCTACACGGTGATGACAACAAGATAAATGACATTGTATCTGTAGAAACAAAAGTAGATGATGTTGATTTAACAATGAATATAGCTACAGAGGGCATAGCACCATCATTAATAGGCTTAAATAATGATGAGGTTGGTAATGATAAATTACAAAAAGTATTAGATTTTATGACAATAAATGACCCAGATGGTAGGTCAAAAGATATGTTAAAAAACGAAATACAAATTGATGGCAATAGTGTAAATGAATATGCAAAAGCTCTTGTCGTAGCATTACCATTTGCCACCAAACTAAACACAGCAACAAATGCAGATGTAGCTAATCTATCTAATTATATTGCAGGTAAAGAAGTTATCATTGATGGTAATGTATTTCAAACAGACTTTTTTAAAGGTGATGAAGCTAGAGTAGCAGATTTGTTTTTATTTATGTCTACGAAAAAAAATGTTGTTAATCAAGGCAACATGGTTCAAACAACGTATACACTAGATGAAAAAGAATTACGTGAAGCTCAAGATAGAAACGAAGCGGCTGACCAAGCAATTCGTCTAGTAGACGATTACCTAGATATTTTAAATATATCTGAGGGTTACGGTTTACCAGACAACCAAGTTGTAAGAAACTTTATTGCATCTTTTGAAGGTTTAAGAGCAGGTATTACATCTACACAAAACTACCTTGCAGGACAAACTAGCGGTGCCTATGGTACTTGGGCACAGACAACTTTTAATAGACTAAATGGTTTGTCTAATCGAATAGAAGAAACACTGGCAGGTGAAGGCATAACTGATGCCAATAAAAGCATAGTATTAAACGCTATGACAGAATTTACACAAACAGCTTTAGCATATCAAGTATCTATGGCGTTTCAAGGTGGTTCTGGTGGTAGAACAGTTTCAAACGAAGACTTTGCATTAGTATTAAAAGCAATAAAAGGTGGTGCGTTTGATACGTACGAATCACAACGTGCAAGACTTTTATCATTAAAAAAATTCTTAGAGGCACCTTTAGTGACTAGTGACTTGTTAATAATGCATGGTGTTCAAGGTAAAAATGCATCTCAATTATATGACAGATACTATCGTAGAAAAACTGGCATTAACTTAAACTCAAGTAATAGTGTTAACAATGAAACTAATATAACAGAGTTTGCCAATGCATTTCAAGCGGAACTTACACTTGCCCCTCAAGATGGTGGGTTTGATGACACATTTATTGATAGTAGATTTGTACCAACAAAAGATTTACGTAGTAGAATTTTTATTGTGAATATAGACCCAAATGATGCTTCAAAAGGGCAAGTAGCTATAATGAATGTATTTAAAGGCGGTATGGCACAAAGAAACAACCTTTCAAATCTAACTGCAGAAAATACACAAACTATTATATTAGATATAAATCCTGAACAAGCAATAGATAATAGATTTAAATTTTTTGTTATGAATAAGGGGGAAGCTAATTTCTTACCTCTAGATACCGAACAGTTTTTAGAAGACACAAAAAAAACTATTAGCGGATTAACAAAAGGTAGCGAGTTATCTGATGAAGAGAGAAATTCTGTATTAGGTCAATTTAATAGTTTAAAATCTTTGATGGGGCCGGTTAATATTGGTAAAGATGGTCAACTAATAGGAATAAGTGACGTAGCAGAATCAGAATGGTTTACAGGTAGTTAATATGGATTTTGGTAATAAAGAAATATTTGGAGGTTTTTACACAGGCGATAGAGATTTATTTGATACAAATGGTGCTATCATAGACATGGGCGGTAAATCAGACATTGAAATACAAAAACTTATTGAAGATAATTATTTTAATAAAAAGTATACGGGCCCTGTTATTCAAAAAGATATTGGTACTAAATTAGAGGAAGCAACACAACCCGGAGCCGCTACATTTGAGGAAAGAAAAAAATTAAAGGAACAGAAAAAAGAATCTGAGTTTCTTACTGAATTAAACAATACTTTGATGGCCGCAGGTGTATCGCAAGCAGATATAGATAAAATCATCCCTAATCCTGCATTTAACGATGTTAATAGTCCATTGTACAATCCAGATATGTATAACGTGCAGATGGAAAACTTAAATAAAATGAGAGATTTTTATGGGCCACTTCCGGGTCTTACGCAAGGCATATATAAAGGCGTAGATACATTTAAAACAATTCAAAAGATTGTACCATTTATGTTAGATGCACCTATAGAGGGAGGTTCTACTACAGGATTTGATACAAGTAAACTCCCAGAACCAGTAAAAAAATTTACCGGTGAAGTAAGAGATTTTATTGAAACATACACACCATTTGGAACAAGAACTACAGCAGAAAATATAGCGGCTAATTTTGATGCTTACAATTTGCCAGATGTTTTAGAAAAATATGATGCAGATACTTTTAGTAAAATAGTATCTCCGGATAAAGATTTTAAACCTTACCCAGACATAGACCCCGGATACAAACTAGACACTCTTTCTACACCTGTGGCTACAATAACACAACTTACATTAGAAAACGTTGGTTTTGGAGCGGCATTTTTAAAATTTGGCTACAATCTTGCTAACAGATGGGGTGATGAATTTACAGAATTTATGATTAAAAAACTACAAAACGATGGTTTTGAAGAGTTTAATCAGACAGTGGCAAACCAATACTTAGCAAATCCCGGAAAACTACTAGACGAGTTTTTCGTACAACAAAAAGGTTACAAAAAAGGAACTATATTCCACAAAATGTTTTTAGAACCAAGACTAAAAACTGGTTTAAGTATACAACAAAGTTTAAAAAATGCTGAAGAGTTGGATAAAGTAAGTTTAGAAATAATAACAAATCAAAGATTACTTAATGAAGCAATTGATGCGGGCAAACCACAAAAAATAATTAGTGAATTAGAAAGAAAAATAAACGTAGGTTTACAAACTCAATTTAATTTATTAGTTCAATCAGTTCCAAAATTTGTAAAGACAGAAGGACAAGCACTGGTCGGTGCTGTTACGTTTGGAACTTACTTTAATGAAACTAACCCACTTGGTTTTGGTGTTGCTACAGGTGAAATAACGGGTGCTGTTATCACTCCATCTATTTCTGGTTTAGGAGTTTATGCTATAAAAGGAGTAAACAATACAGTAGCATCATTTGCAGATTTAATATTTGATGCTTTTCAAGTAGACCCCGGCACTAATTTTATATCTCCGGTATTTGGTGCTTTTGGAACTATAAAAAAAGCCGAAGACGGCTTGTTATTAATGCGTGACCCTAACGCTAAAGGTAATCCTAGACTAAATATACCAGAGGGTTTTAGACAAGCAACTACTAAAGAAGTAAACGCATATGAAAAATTATTTTTAGGTTTTTCTAAAAATTTAACACCAGAAACTCGTGACGAAGTTTTTAGAGAATTAGAAAAAGCCAAAACAAAATATTTAGAATTAGAATCTTTCTTAATAAAAAGTGGCAAATCAGAATTAGAAGCATACGACATTGCATCTAGGGCAATGAACTTATCATTTCAAATACCTGCAATACAACATTTAACATTAGAAAGCACATTAAAATTAAAACCTAGCAATTATAAAGGATTTAGTGGTGCTGTTGCAGAACACACTGAGTTATACGTGCAATCAGTTTCATTACAAACAGAGCTATCAAAGTTATTAGCAGAAATATCGCCATTAACAAAAGCTCAAATGGGAGGCACCAATGAAACATTAAACTCATTGTTTGAATCCTTAACTAGAGCTCAAGCTAACAACTCAATATTTATAAAAGAAACAGAAGCACAATTTGAGCAGATTATTAATTTAAAATTTGCACAACTAGTTGGTGCTGATGAAACATTAGAAAATCCAGATGAAATAATACTATCATTAAAAAGGTTAGAAAATTTAAATGAAACGTATCCAGATTTACAATTTAAAGATTTTAAAAAGTTAATTGAGATAACAGAAAATAAAATAAATTTAATAAACACATTTGAGTCTAACGCTCAAAAGAAATTTGATTCGTTTGCTAAGTTGATGGACACACCAGAAAATCAACAAATGGCTAAAACACAATCTACAAAATATATGCTTAAATATTTAAAAACAAAAAAAGCATTATTGACTAGACATTGGGAACGAACTTTTAAAAACCCACTTAAAAATGCGTTAAAAGATGAAGACATAATTAATTTTGCTCCTATACTAAAAATAATAGACGACTCATTTCCAGAACTGCAATATGATGGTATATCAAAAAAAATTACAGGAACACAAAAACTAGTAGGATTATTACCAAATGAAAGAAAAATATTTGAGCTATATCAATCTTTAGAAAGACCTGCTTTTGAAGCATTAAAAAATAATCCACTATTTACAGGATACACAATGTCTGAGTTAGTAACTGAGACAGCTAAAGCATTAAAAAAGAATCCAGACAACACTAGTTTCTTTGACATATGGAAATTTTATAATGGAAAAGAATTTGATGGTGAAGTTGTTGATATGCCACTAAACTTAAATTTTGAAGAATCTCACAACATGAAAGGTTATTTTAATGACATAATTAACAATGAGTTAGCAAAAAGAGGTGAAAAAAATATTGCACCTGTTTTCTTTGATATTAGAGAAAACGTAGATTTAGGAATAAGAGAGTTTTTTGATGGAACATCAGATGAAATACAAACTTTGTATAATAATTACAATAGTTTTTATAGACTAAATATAGGAGAAGTATACACAGCTAAAAAAAATAGAGTGCCATTGGGTTCGTACTTAACAGGTACGGGAGTTACTGGTTTTGAAAAAGAGACAGTATTTTTAACTGGTTATCCACAAAATTTCTTTTCATCAAAAACTCTTAATAAAGTAGACAATGATGATTACATAAATAAATTAGCAATGTTATATGGAGTAGATGCATCATATGTTGATTCATCAATAAATGCTAATCAATTATATAATGGAAGAATATTTGTTGAATTATCAGAGGAAGAAGCAAAAAACGCACCAATAGAAATAAAACAAGCGGCAAATTCTTTTAGATTATTACAAGAAAAATTAGAAATAGATTTTAAGACAACACTCTTAGCAAACACTGAAATAGGAAAGTTATTAGTTAATGAAAATATTACTAATAAAGAAATACTAAAAAAAATAGAAGAACTCGCTGTATCAGATGGAGAATTTTATAAGTTAATTAATGATTTTAAAAATAATTCAAAAGTATTCGTAAGACAATCAGATGGTAGTGTTGTATTTAAACCATTAGTAGATACAGACAGAATATTAAGTGAGTCAAAACTAAACATAGAACACATGTATAGAGCATATCCAAATATGCAACCTATGATTGATAAAGTAGTTAAAGACCAGTACGACCAAATACAAGTTATAAAACAACAAGTTAAAAAACCTTTTGATGATGACATGACATTTTTAAGAACGTATTCTAATGCGTATCAATCAAAATTTGGTAAACCATTGAGCGTAAAAGATTTCTATACAAGATACATAAACAATCCGGCTATGCTTGATGAATTAAAAATAGAATTAACTCAAGGTGGTCTTGTTCAATCAAAATTAGGTTTACCACCAAAAGAAAATGTAATGTCTTTAGAGGCTTACAATAAAATGATTAAAGAGCTATTATACGCAGGTTTAATGGATGAAGTTGGTGCGGGTAGAACTTTGATGACATCGCAAATAGAATCAATACAAGTTGGAACTAAATCTGAATATTATAAAAACCTTTTAGAAAGAGTGCTACATTTCAAAAACTCTCCACCACCATCAAAAATAGATAGAGTAAAAGAAGGTGAAGGAATAAATCTTGCACTTTTAAATTCAAGGCTAACAGACAACGCAGAATTATTTAAAAGCATAATACCAGAAGATGAATACAAATCTTTAGTTTTATTAACTGATTTGTTAATAGATGCAAGCGGAGGAAAAGCAGGAGCTAAAGCAAGTCTAGAGGGCATTGCTAATGGTTTAAGCATACCAAGTCTACAAAGTAGGATATACAATGTTTACAGAGGTATCATATCACCACAATATGTTTTTGGTGAAGCATCCTTCATGCAATTTAGAAAATCAAATCAAAGTTTTATAACACAAATATTAACAAACGCAGAAGCAACTAAAAACTTAATTAAAATACTGCAATCGGATAAACCACTACCAGAACAAGAATTTAGAAAATCCATGGGCATAATATTTGCTGATGTTATAGCACCCATAATGGCTAAACATTTACTACTTATTGAGGATGAAGATGAAAAAACAAAAGGTGAAAAGTTTGTAGAACAAATGAAAGGATTGTTTAGTGATGATTAAAGATACTGTATGGTTTGTAGGTGTAGTTTTAGCACTAGGTGTGACATGGGGTATGACCTCACAAAGAATATCCGCTATGGAGCAAGACATTGATAGGATGGAAGAAGCTATAGTAATGTTTACAAAAATGGAAGTTAGACTTGCAGTAATAGAAGCAGAGATAAAAAATATAAATAAAAAATTAGACAATTAAATGGAATATATACTACTAGCACTTACGGGTGCGAATTTAGTAAGTAACGTAACAGGTGATGAAGGAGTAAATAATATGTTAGGTGGATTACCAGTAGAAATGATTACAATGCTAGGCTCTAGTGTATTAGGTGGTATTATGTCCATCTGGTCGCAAAGTATCAAAGCAAAACAAGACGAACAAAAAATGTTATTAGCGAGAGCTGATAATCAAATGAAACACATTGAAAAAGCTAGAACTTATGAAAACAAAGGCTTTCAATGGACAAGAAGAATAATAGCACTTACTGCTGTATTCATGGTAATTGCATATCCTAAACTTGTTCCTGTATTTTTTGATATTCCTGTTATCTTAACATGGACAGAATTTAAAGGCGGTTTTCTATTTTTAATAGACCAAAAAGAAGTGCTGATGGACAAAGCATTTGCAGGTGTTATCATAACACCACTTGACACCCACCTTATGTCTGCTATAGTAGGCTTATACTTCGGTGGTTCTTTAGTCAAGAAATAGTGGGCAGAGCAAAATCAATACAACAAGATATAATAGATTGGTCTATCAATGTGCTTGAGAAGCCAAACAAACATCTAAATAATTTTCCTGCGTGCCCTTATGCTAGGGTAACTAGACTAAAAAATAAATTAAAAATAAAAGTTAATTTAAGAACTAATAGTTTCTTTCAAGCTGTTGAAAGACAGATAAAAGCATTTCCTAAAGAAAAAAAAGATTTAATAATCGTTGCAGACCCTAATGTAGACGATGTTACACCTTATTGCATACAATATTTTGTGGACACACGAAACATTGCTTTGCAAGATGAGAACCTTTATCTAATGTGTTTTCATCCCGGTAGTCCTGCCACAGTTGAAGAGCATGCATTTTTAGCTGATAATGATTGGGATAGTAGTAAAGTTGAACCTTATATGATGATATTTATGCAAGAGTTAAAACTTTTACAAGATGCATCTAGCCAGTTAAAACGACAGGGGTACTACAAAAATTGGCCAATGGATTACTACAATGAGGTAGTTACTCCACGACAAAAACTTAAACCTAATATTAGGAGATAACAATGGCAATGAAAAAGAAAAAAGCTATGATGCGTGGTGGTGGTAAAAAAACCAACATGAAAAAGAAAAAAGCAATGGGCGGAAGAATGTCCAAAATGAAAGATGAAAAGCTACCAACTATGAAAGGTGGCGGTAAAAAGAAAAAAGCTATGAACATGGGTGGCAAAAAGAAATCCATGATGCGTGGCGGAGGAATGAAAAAAAAGATGATGCGAGGCGGCGGAATGATGAAAGCTAAGAAGAAATAATCTTCTGACTATCCTTACTCATTACAGTAAACACCCCTTTGTAGTAATCCAGTAGGCTTGCTATAACAGGGGTGTTTTCATATGAGGGGTTCCATTTATCCATAGCATCTAAAAATTCATTGGTAGGTGGTAACTTTGTTTCGAGGATTAACAATCCTTCTGTAGTAATTTTGACTTCAAAACTAGCTAATGTTGTTTCTTTATTCATTAGTCATCTAGTATATCATCTCCCTTAATTTTAGCGTATTTCTTTTTAAATTGTGCACTTGATAAATTCTTAACATCTTCTCTAAACTTTTTTACAATATTCTTTTCTTTCTTTTTTAAATTTTCCCACTCTTCGTCTTTAGGAAAGAATATCGGAGTATCTGTCTCCTCTTTTTTTATCACAGGTTTTTCCCTACTTAATCCCAACTCCACTATTTTAAATAGCTCTTCGTGTTTGTAAACAATCTGTGTTTCATTATCAAAGTGTATCTCCCAATCATTCTTATCTATATCATCTAATTTGCGTATCTTAACTATTTTTTGATTCATTTTTTCCTCTAAATTCTATTTCCCCTGCTATAGCACTATAACCTGCCATATCAACGTAAGTGTCTTTTGTGCGTGTTCCTATTTTAGTTCTAGCTACTTTTAATAAAATCATCATGACAGAAACATCGTGTGCTTCTATTTTAACATCAAGATATGCCGACCATAATTTAGCAATATTATTATGGTTATCAACTTTATCGCCATATTCTTTTTGCCTATCACCACCAACTATCTCAATAGCTTTACTTAATAATTCTTTTGTAATTATCATAGCTTAAATAATTCTACAATAGGAATTAAATATGCTTTAGAACGCTTACTATCTCCTACATCTTTTATCTTATCTGAAAATTTTTTTACTAATTTTCGTAATTTACTAGTTCTAAACCAAAGTATGCAATGTTCTTCATCACCATTTGCTAATACATGTGCCCAATATTTAGCTTCAGTTGTAGCAATACCACTAGGTTTGCCGTATGATTCAAACTCTACAGCTATGTTTCCTGTTTTAAACCACCAAGCTCTTTCGGTTTTGACTTCTATTGTACCCTCTTCAATCATCTTTTTAATTCTATTCTCTCTTTTTTGACCGTATTTTAAGTCAATATCAAATTTTTTATTAGCTATCAATGTTTCTTACCTATGTCTATCTTTTTAAATATGGGGTCTAATTCTTGTGCGTCTGGCTTACTACCAGATTGTGAAGCCTCCGTAATTTTATCTATAACAGCCATTTGTCCTGCGGCTACAATTTTTTCCATATCACTATCTAGTAACTCTAAAATACCTTTCATAACATAAAATACAGGATGTAAATCTTTGTCTGATGGCATCGTATCATAAGCAACCACATCAAAACCATCTGGCACATCTTGTGTTGGTTTAAATACTAAATAAAATCTATCTGGTAATAAACCTAATTCTTCTGCCGCATCTCTTTTTAAAGTAGAATAAAATTTTTTTACTTCAGCCATTCTCTCGGAATCCTTTTTTCACACCATAGTATATCATGTTTAGTGCACCACGCACCATAAGTTGTTTTACTACCTTTGTAAATCTTATTGTTTGCATTAATAAATAAAATTCTAATATCAACTTTCTTGTGTTGTTTTTTAATAAGAAGATGCTTCTTTCTATCTGCCTTATCAAACTCACCTTTAACCTCAATAAAAAATTTGTACTTAGGCAAATAAAAATCTGGTAGATAAATCTTTGGGTCTGGTATGTATTTAAATTTGTGCTTTTCATATTCATAATTTATACCTTCTTTTATTAGCCATGATGCAAAGCTAATTTCTGCCTTTGACCTAAACCTCACAATAATGTTTTTAACTTATACTTACTGATGTTTGAAAAATGACTTTTAAATATTTCAAATGTACCAAATGTATTTTTTTCTAATTCATTTAAAACCATAGTAGTATCATCCTGCGGAAACACAATTAATTTACCTGTTTTTATCGCAGTAATTAATCCTTGAAACCTAGAATCAACTTCATGTTTTCTTCTTTTTAAGTTCTCATCTTGCCAATACCCATCTTTTGATTGATTGTCTCGATAAAATATAACGTGACAATTAGGATGCTCTCTCATCCATGCAATGTTTTTTCTTTCGTTGTTTGTATCATCATAGTAAATCCAAATAACATTTTCATCATTTGCTTCAACATCAGCTTTTCTAATGTTTGATAACCATAGTACGTTCATAGGTCTGCTAGCTCCTTTGTTTTAAGTTTACTATACCATATAATAGGTTTAGCTTTTGCTCGTGATGTTATCTTAGGATGCATCTCAGCATTTGGCCAACAATGTTTTCTAAATCCGCAATAACCACAAATAGTGTTTAGTATTCTATTACCAGTTTCTTTTTCTATCCCTTTATCTTTACCTGTTCTTGCTTTGTAAACTTCTTTTGCATCTTCAAAACCCTTTTTAAATTTTACATTTTTATTTAATTTATTTATCTTATCTTTTATTCTTTTTTGTGAGCTACTAATTTCTTCTTCTTGACTATCTGGCACTTCACAAACTGCAAACTCACCAGTAACTTTATTAACCGCTATCCACCCACCAAATTTTGATTTATCACCAGACGCATACATAAACCCTTGGTCTACATAACCAAAAGTATCTTGTTCTTTTATTCTTTCAAATCCACCGTATTCACCAAATTTATTACTAAAACTAGCAGGACTTGCAGATTTAATATCCCAAATCTTTCCATCTATTTTAACATCATAAGTGCCCTCTAATTTAATATTAGCTATGTCTAATGATACAGGTTCTTGTATCTTCTCTAATTGTATTCCTGCTCCTCTTAATACAGCTATCGCCATAGCTTCTATCAAATCACCTAATAAAAATTTTACTATTGCATTATATTCTGTTTCATATTCTACATTTTGTTTACCAAGTTGTTGTTGACATAATGGCTTACCAACTTCAGACATTCGTAAACGCCATTCTTTTTTGTTAGAATTAAATTGTTTTTCTATCGCTTTTTGACAAGATTCACCAAACTCCTTAACGACTTCGGGGGGAAGACTAGCTTCCCCCCTAGACGCATCATAAAGAAAATTTTCGACTAATGTCTTAATCATTAAGGCTGTGCCTCTATCTCAATAGCTAGGGAGTGGTCGCTATTTTTTGGTTTTAGTTTCACAGCCTCACGATGTTTCTCCATGACGGACTCATTCACTGCAGATACAGTCTCAGCGAATTCTTTTAATAAACTCTTATCTTTATCATTTATAGTATCTACCATAGTTTTTACGGTAGGTTCCACAATAAAGAAAGTGTTCCCAACAGTTTTTTGTTTCTTCGTTGCCATTGATACAACTGCCCTTATCATTGGTTTTCGTTGCTTTGCAAGATTGCCAATAATTTTTTGGAAAGGTACGTAATTGACCCCTTTAGCATAGAAGACACATGGTTGGTCAACAATTGGTTCAAACTTAGTTTCATCAGTATATTTACCATCATTAATAGTAGCTATACCATAAATTACTTGATTACACTTAACTTGATTACTTAATACTTTCTTTGCATCAGTATCACTTAATTCAGCAAGCTCATCTTTACCCAGTTTTCCGCACTTGTAACCGCCTTGAACATCCGGAAATTCATCGCTTAAGCTCGGTCTTTGAACCGAAGCAACAAACGTATCTTCCGCATTATCCCAATAACTATAACTATATAATCTTAGAAACATTCTAAAATCTACCGTTTTCGCATAAACGGTTTTATCTCCCACACGTAATGAAAACCAACCTCTAGGTAATGGTTTATCATTTTCGTCTTCTGCTTGATAATTTATAGATAGTCTTGATAATACTGAAGAGGAATCTCCACCGACTAAACCTTGACCTGTTAAGTTCATCAACTGTTCATCGGATAGATTATCAAAGTTCTCTGGTATGGCAATTGCCATATTATTTGTACTCATGATTTGAATACCTCCTTAGTTTCTAACCAGTTACTACCCATCTTAAGTTCAATACCAATAGGCATATCATACTTTACGCCATATCGTCTTTGAGTTTCCTCTGGTAAACACAACATAGCCTCTTTTAATGTTTCTATTGCCATCTCTTCTTCATCTGGGTAAACGTCTAATACAATACTATCATGTACTGTGTTGCAGATAATACTTTTTAATTTACGCTTTGTCAACAACTCATCTAATTTAATTAACGATATGGGCAGTAAGTCAGCCGTGGCAAATCCTTGAACAGGATAATTTTTAATAGCTGTAGCATTTGATACACTACCACTAGGCATACGTTCAGTATTTGGAAAGTAATATGACCTTCCAGATGGTAAAGTTATGTGCCTTGTTTCTAATGCTTCATTAATTAGATTTCTATGCCATCTTGTTACACCGCTATACTTTTCTTTAAATGCACGATAGTATTGCATCTGTTTTGGTGTACCTAATACACCCCCATATAGCGGTTTAAAAGTGTCTGCCTTGGCTACTTGTCTTGAAACTCCTAATATCTTTGCCGTAAAGCTATGCACATCTACGTTGTTTTTAACATCAGCATATATCTGGTCATCATCAGCTAAAAACCCGGCAACTCTAAATTCTAATTGTGCGTAATCACCCTCTAATATTTTACCACCATCCCATCTTGATATGATACATTGTCTAACAGGAAACGTACCACCTCTAGGCATGTTTTGAAAGTTTGGATTTCTAGAACTAAGCCGACCTGTTGATGTAACACATTGCATGTATTGTGGTCTAATGTAATCGTTATTGTCTTTACTTTTCTCTATTCCATCTACAAAAGTTCTAAGATAAGTTCTTATAGCAGAATATCTTACATACTTTTCTAAAAACTCTCTTTGATTTGGATTAATAGATGATATAAATTCTTCTAATGTAGTTTTATCCGTCTTAAATCCTGTAGCAGATGTATCAAGTGAACCTCTTGGTATTAATCGTAATCCTGCTCTTTCTTTTGTATTAGTATATATTCTACCTTTTGCATTACATGTTTTACAATTTCTTTTTATGTTACTGTATGTACCATCTTTCTTTTTGTATTTATACTTACCTGTGCCAGCACAGTTTTGACACAGTGTTGATGTTGTTTTAAATATTGGTTTTGCTAAACCATTTACTGCATGATAAAAATCGTTTATCTCATCATAATTAGTTTTACGTTTTTGTTTTCTTGTATTACCTCGTACTTCATATCCAATATTAAATTCTTTTGCCCATAATTTTTTATCTATAACTTTCATAGAAAAAAATAACATAGACCTATCATCTGGCGAGTCTAAATTTATTGGTGTATCTCCCATAAGTTCATCTATCTTTGTAAGTAAAAAAGTTTTTAATTCTTTTAGTTCATTTTCGTATTGGTCTTTTATCTTGTGCAAAGCGTCAACATTAATCTTAATGCCGTTGTATTCTATCTTTGCTAATACTTTCATTAGCTCCATACTTAATTTTATTGTTGGGAAAAGCCTCTGCATACTTCCTCAAATTTTAAATTTATTTTATTCAATTGTGCACATGCTAACTGATACGTAATCTCAACATCTTGTTTGCCATATTCTTCTACAACTTCCCAAGGTATATCTTCATATGATATTTTCTTTTTTAAGTACGGGTCAATTAAGTCTGTGGCTTTTAAATCTAATCCTCTTCTCTTACAGCTATCAGCTAAACTAAAACCTCTTTTTAATCCTTTTGCAAATGTATATTCTATTATCATTGTGTCATACATTTTTTCGTTGTATGTAAATCCACAACTAACTAACCAATTGTAATCAAATTTAAGATTGTGTCCTACTAATAATCCTGTTTCATCTAAAACTTTTTGCAAAATTTGTTTTGCATCTTTTGTTGGCTTTTGATGATTGTGATTAAAACATAGATACTCACAAGGTTTATCATTAACTTTATAGCCAACACTAACAAGTATGTCTCCTTCAAAAGGACTTGATACCGTGTCATCATATTTTCTGTGATAAGATGTTTCTACGTCTAGTGTTGTTACGTTCATTCAAATACTCCCCTCTCAATATCTATTGATGTGTATGTGTTACCATGCCAACCATTTAATTTATTTTTGCTAACATGTAAAGTTCTAGCATTGTCACCTTCGCCAACACCTATTCCTAAAATTATGTCTGCCTCACCTGCCTTGCCTGTTCTTGAATTATCTAAATGTTCATAACTAACTTCATGTAAATTTTGTGCTTCATAACTTGCTTGTGATACTGCCCATATTAAACAACTATGTCTTTTTGCTATCTCTCTTGTTCTTACATAAACTTCTTTTAATTTTTCATCTGTACGATTGTATAAACCAGTTATGTGTACTTTATCTAACTGGTCAATAAACATAACATCCGGGGAATAAAGTCTTGCATAATTTTCTATCTCGTCAATGTGCGTACCAACACTGTCAAAAACTGTCAGATAATCTTTTATCTCAGTTTGATAACGTGGTCTAAAATATTCTATTCTTTCTGCTACATCTTTTTTAGAAACTTCAAAATGTGATTGTATTATTCTTGTTTTAATTCTTACTGCAGGTTCTTCATTTGCCCAATACGTTACTTTCTTTTTTTGTTGTACATAACCTGCCGCCAAAAAACTAGATAAAGTTGTTTTACCCATCTCTGGTCTTGCAAGTAGTATACAAAAATGACCACGAGATAAAGCTGTCACCCGATTATGTAAAGTTTCCAATCTAAAATCAAACTCACCTTTGTCAACTGAACCATCAAACAATTCGTCAATATCTTCCTTTATTTCACTGTAACTGTCAGCATCTATTAACTCTTGTTCATTTATCTTCTCTACCATATTTTTAAGACCACCGATTGCTTCTGGTCTTTCATGTCCGTTGTAGATGTCTACTGCTAGTTCTCCTATCTCTTTTGCTTTTGAGCGAACCCAAAAGTTTTTAATGATGTCAATATTTAGTTCCGGATTGATACTATTTTCTGGTATTTTATCTATTGTTTTACAAATGTTCTCGTATGTAGAGCTAGGTGTTGCGGGAAATAGGTCAGCATGTATGACCTTTAAATCATGATTTGTCAGCTTTTGACCAGAGTGATTGTCATGTGCATTTGTAATTAAAGTATAAATCTGTCGAAGCTCTTTGTTAAAAGCCTCTTTGTCAATAAATCGTTTTACTTTATTGTAGCTCTCGTAATCTTTACAGATGCTTATTACTTGCAACGGTATCATTCATCCACCCCCATGCTTTACTGTTTACCTTATCTACTAAAATTTTTATATCTTCGTCAGCCATATTTTTTATGTCATCTTCTAAAACTAAAAACTTTGTATTTATAATTAAATTTAATTCATCACAAATTTTTGTAGCTTTTTTTGTTGCATCTCTGTCAAGTGCAACCCCTACCTTATCATACTTTTTAATGATGTCGATATGCTTTTGCAAAAGATTAGTTCCAAGTAAAGCTATGCCTGTAGCGTATTTTGATACAGCACAAGCACTAGCACAATCTTCAACAATTATTGCTGTTTTTTTATCTCCACAAACAAAAGGGTATTTACTATTTCCATAGCGATACCATTTCGGTTTCATTCCATTTAGTGACCGACCAACTCCGTCAACAACATTACCCTCTTCATCTTTAATTAAAAATACACATCTTGCTAAATTTTTGTCGTATTTTATGTCAACATGCTTATTGTAATAGGCGAGGTAACTATTTGATTTTGTTAGATAATCTAGACAATCTACACTAAATCTTGCATCATTCCAATTTGTCGGCGTTATAAAAATGTCATCCTCCTCCTTCTTTACAAATTCTTTTCTTGTAAAACTTTCTTTAGATAATTTTTCTCTCGCAACGCCTTTGATGTTACAATCAATATGAAAGCAATTGTATAACAAAACACTACCATTATTGTGAACAGAAAAAGTATTGTGATTGTGACAAATCGGACAATCCATTCTGGTAGTGGTGTTTGGTTCGATGTTGATGTCATTTAAAAATTCTTTCATTAGTTCTATTAGAATTATAATTTTGAGATGTCAACCATTACAAACCATTACATTGCATTTTTTTTTATTGACGAAATATTTTTTATCTGTAAAAAGGGTTGACCCCCCACCCCCATAGGGTATAAGCGAACCAATAACAAAGGGAGATTATTATGAGTCCAAATAAAAGATTATACGAAGTAAAAGTAGATGTTGTTGAAACTAGAATTTATCATGTTCATGCAGAAGATGAAGCCGAACTAAATACTTTATGGATGAATGGTAAAGCATGTGAAGGTAAACC